GCGCATGGCGATGGAATGGTTACTGCCAACGGATACTTGCTCTCACCCCTTAACATAGGGGATGATGGAGACACAAGAAATGCCACTGATGGTGGGACACTAGAGGCACCAGCTGGTAATCCAAACTACTCCTCTTTGACCGAAAATGTTAGGTCATACTATAGATTGTTTAGATACACTAGTGCCTCCACAGTGGCTAGTTTTACAGTAACTCTTCATGGAGATGCAACCCTGCGATCTATATCGCCATCAAACGATCCATATTATGCGGCCTTAAGTTCAAATAAAAATTGTAACGTAGAACTAAAAGTAGCTTATGATCCAAATTTCCCCGGTGCTGACGATCAGTCAACCGGTTGGACTGACTTGGGTAAAATATTTAGCAGCGGTCTTCAACCAAACAATGATGGCGCTGGTATCAGATCGGGTGCTTCAACTGGTGAAGATGTAACAATAGACGAGAACGGTCTAGCACTATCTTTGACTTTAGGCACAAGAAGAATAAAACAAAATCAATACTATGTTGTTAAAATTACAGCTCACAAAGATTGGACTGGATATATATCTAGGATACAGGTGGCTTACTAATGGCAAAGACTAATGTTACATCAACCCAGTTTGCTGCGAAGAAACTGCTTGGAAAGACTCAAACGAGGCCATCTCTTACAGATGCTCAAGAAGCCTATCCGTCAAACGTCTCTGTCCCGGGCGCTGGTGTATTTGCCGAGAGCATACCAAGAGAACCTGGTACTGATTATTTCACACTATACTCTGCCTCTGCTGGAGCACCTACGACAGTTGAAAGGGTTTATTTTGACCTCGTGCCGATTGGCGATGGCTATTATGATGGAGACGCCTCTAGTGCGGATGGCGGGGAGAGTGGTCAAAATGCTACAAACCATGCCTACTATCTGAAGTTACCTTCAAACTATCAAACAACTTCATCAAATCCCAACAGGGGAACCGGTAGTTTTGTAAATGATCAAAGACTTTATCTTTCTCGCGGAGGCTTACAATTAGTTCCTCCATTTACAACGGATGCTGGATTGCCGGGAGCATCTGGGAACAACCAGTACTATGTAGATATATATACAGGCGACCCAACAAACCCAGCCAACAAAATATCATCAACTGATGCGATTGATTGGCAGTTTGACTACTATTCCGGTATTCTCTTCATTCAAGATAGTGCCTCTGCTGCTCCAGTCACAGCATCGGCTTATCTCTATACGGGAAAATATCTTGACGAAAAATTGACAAACATCTCTTCGGACGCTGGTGCGAACATTACGGTGAAAGATGAAGGGTCCAATATCTCTACCGCTGCCTCAAGCTTTAACTTTGTTGGAGCAGCGGTAGTAGCTAGTAATAGTGGAAACGATGTTACTGTAACCTTATCGTCGGCGGTATATTCGAGAACAGCTGTTACAGCAACATTAACCTCCTCCGTTAACGACAGGATTTTAGGAGTTTCAGCTTCTTCCGCACTAGATATTAGATTACCCGCAGCTTCGGGATTCTCTGGTGGTGCCAACTTTATCGTTAAAGATGAAGCGGGAAATGCTAACGATTATAATATAACTATTAGGACTACTGGGGCTGATAAGATTGATGGAGCAACCTCGATTATCCTAGAATCACCATATTCTGCTGTAAATATTTATAGCAATGGTTCCGACAGATTCTTCATATACTAAGGCTTCCTACTTAAGTTCCAAACTATTTAGAGCCGATTGGGAAGTATAGTTATTTCCTGATCTTTAGCTATAGTAAATATAAATTTTTGGAGGATTTAAACATGGCTTATAAATTTCAATTAGGTGCCGCAAAACTTGGCGGTAACCTTACGACTCTAGACATTACTACTGATTCAGATGGCGTCATTAGTGGTTCTATTGGTCGTTTTACACACTTATCGTGTTCTGCTAACTCAATTTCTATCGGTGCAACTGTTCTTAATGAAACCGAATTGGCTGTTTTAGACGGCTTCGCTGATGTTAACTTTGACACAACTGCTGATAGTATCGTATATTTTGATGCTACATCTTCTAAGTTTAGAAGAGATGATATGGCTGGTTTCTTAGGTCAAATCGATGGCGACGGTCTCTCAGTAAGTGGTGGAAACAAACTTAAAATTGGTTCTGGTGCTATTGTACGTGCGATGCTTGAAGATGATGCTGTTGATGGTACTAAACTTGCCGATGACGCTGTTGATTCAGAGCACATCGCAGCTGATTCAATCGACTCAGAACATTATGCTGCTGGTTCGGTAGATGCTACTGCTCTTGCTAGTAACTCTGTTGAAACAGCTAAGGTTGCTGATGATGCTGTAACTTATGCTAAGATACAAAATGTATCTGCTACTGCTAGAATCTTAGGTAGAAATACTTCAGGCGCTGGAGCTATAGAAGAAGTTACTCCTGCTCAACTTATGGGAATGTTCAACTCAGATTTAGGTGGAAACTTCGCAATTGGTAATCAATCTTCTGATTCGGCAACATTTGCTGGTGCAGTTGTTGTTGGTGGTGACTTGACTGTTAATGGTACAACTACAACTGTTAATTCTACATCAGTTCAGATTGATGACTTAAACCTTCAGTTAGCTGATGGTGCTGCTGCTGCTTCTGCTGTTAATGGTGGTGGTATTACTCTTGCTAATTCTGGTGATGATTTTACTTTCGCATATAACCATGCTTCTACTGCTTGGAAATCAAGTATTGATATGGATCTTGCTAGCAGCAAGCTTTTAAAGATTGCTGGTACTGAAGTTCTTTCTGCTGCTGGTTCTGTAAAAGTTCAATCTGCTGTTGCTGGTAACGGACTTGCTCACTCTAGTGGTGTTCTTTCTGTTGGCGTTGATGGTACTGGTATTGAGATCAATTCTGACGCTCTTCGTTTGAAGGACGCTGGTGTTGTTACTGCTAAGATTGCCGATGCTAACGTTACAACAGCTAAGATTGCTGATGTTAATGTTACAACAGGTAAGTTAGCTGATGATGCTGTTACTGCTGCTAAGTTAGCTGCTGATGCTGTTGTTGATGCTTCTGTTGCTGCTAATGCTGCGATTGCTCACTCTAAATTAGCCAGTGTTGCTTCTGCTCGTATTCTTATGGGTAATGGTTCTAATGTTGCTACTGCTACTGCTATCAGTGGAGATGTTAGTCTTACAGCTCTTGGTTCTTTGACCATTAACGCTAATGCGATATCTAATGCTAAAATGGCTGACGATTCTGTTGGTGCTGCTGAATTAATTGACAACTCAGTTGGTGCTGCGGCAATGGCTGATGATGCAATTGAAACTGCTTTCATCGCTGCTGATGCTGTAACAAACGCAAAACTTGCTGACGACGCTGTACAGAAAGAAAATCTTGCTGCTGACGTTGCTGGAACAGGCCTTGAACAACACAGTGATGATTCGATTCGAATCGCTGCTGCTGCTGCTGGTGATGGACTTCAAGGTGGTGGTGGATCTGCTCTTTCAGTTCTTACTCGCAACCAGAATGGTCTTGATATTGATGGTAGTGGTCGTCTTCGTGTAAGAACCGACGCTGGATCTGGTCTTGAGCTGGATGCTGATGGTGTTGGAATCAAAGCTTCAGGTGTTGTTGCTGCTATGATAGCTGATGATGCTGTTACAACAGCTAAGATTTTGAACGCTAACGTTACAACAACAAAAATTGCTGACGCTAATGTTACCAATGCTAAATTAGCAAACTCTGCTTTGACTATTGGTTCTACTTCTGTAGCCCTTGGTGCGTCTTCGACAGTATTTGCTGGTATTACTCAATTGACAGCTTCTGCTATCAGAGTTACTGATTTGGATGTTGTTAATATTAACAGTATTTCTCAAACAGAACAAACTTTGGAAATCGTAGACAAGTTGCTTGTTTCGGCTTTATCTGCTTCTTCTGCTGATTCAGATGGTGGTGGTTTACAGATTGGTGGCGGTGCTTCGTCTGCTGGACAAGCTGCTGTTAAGTGGAGCCACGGTGGTTCTGCTCTTAAATTCAGTATTGGTGCCAATGATGAATTTATGGTTAAAGCAGGAGCGTTCTTACCAGAAGGTAATAACGTTAAGGCTCTTGGTTCTGATGGTAATAGATTTTCGAATCTTCATACTACAGCTATTTCTCTTGCTGGAACAGCTATTTCTTCTACTGCTGCTGAGCTTAACAAGCTTGATGGTGCTTCTGCTGATGTAACTGCTGCTAAACTAAGTACTCTTGCTGCTTTAACAAATGCGGAAATCGCATTTGTCGATGGCGCACAAGCTGGTTCTGCTGCTGCTTCTAAGGCAATGGTTCTTGATTCTGATGCTGACATATCAGGTGCTAGAAACTTTACAATCTCAGGTGAGCTAGATGCTGCTACAGGTGACTTTTCCTCCAACGTTGATGTTGGCGGAGTATTGTCAATTGCTGGAGCAAACATTACAGCAACTCCTGCTGAGTTGAACTTGCTTGATGCTGGTGTTACTACTGCTGTAGAAGTTTTGGCTGATACAGATAACTTCATCATGTTTGATGATAGTGCTGGTGACGCTGCTAAGAAAGTTAAGATGAGTAACATTCGCGAGTATGTTCAGAAGAAATTAATTGGTGCCTTAAATGTTAATGGTGCTGCTAATAACGCTGATCTCTCTCTTACTCTTGGAGACTTAGGTTCGGTTTCAAAGTGTAATCTTTTCGGCGCAGACAAGAATGTGAACGCAATTCTTCCTGCTATTGATGCAAATCAAATCGGTGAAGTAATTATGTTCAAAGGTGCTGGTGACTGTAGTGCTGTTCGAACATTAACAATTAAGCCAGCTGCTGGTGATAAAATTGATGGTACGACGAATCAGACAATTTTACTTGAATCGCCAAACGCTGCTATTACACTTGTAGTTGTCGCTGCTGATGAATATGCGATCTTCTAATTTCTGATTAGATTATCATACATACAAGATTATTCTTGGAAGGGTTGGGCGAAAGCCCAGCCCTTTTTCTATTTATGTGTAAGAAAGGGGAGGATAGAAGTATGGCTTATAAAATTTCAAGTGGAGACCGAAAGCTCGGAGATATTAAGTTTGAAGAAGATGCTGATACAGGGATTGATTTTGGTCAAGATTTGATTGATCTTCAAACCAGCGGTGCGGTTAGGCTTCAAATCAATAATGACGGAGTTTATATTCCTGATACGGCAGCGACTACTAGTCTTAGAGTCTCTGGTGCAGTCGAGATCACTCCCGGAAACCAATCGGGCCTAACATTTAAAAAAAGTGAGAATGAATTAAATTTCATCTCTTTTGTCAATGAATCGGATGGCGGATCATTCAACGCAAGACTATCATATCAATCAGGGGAACATCTATTTATCGCTCCCGGTAGAGGAGCTGACTTCTACATAAACTCATCAGAAAATAGTGGAGACGCAACATTTCCTTTTAGAATCATGGATGATGGAACAGCACGGTTTGAAAAAGGCCTCGAAGCGGGAGGAACATCCTCAACAAGTTTAGCTAGCAACTTAGCCTTCTATGTGTCCGGAACTGTTGATGGAAACAACGATGCGGTTTTCCTAGGAAATGTAGGTGTCGGAAGCGCAGCTCCAAAGGTCGCCTTAGACGTTCATCACAACCCTACCACTTTAGCTAACGATACCGGCGGCGGTGAGGTTGTAAGGTTTGGCAATGGTACATTGACTGCCGGCAAGCTATATTATCTCAACGGAACTGACTGGCGCGAAGTTGATGCTGACGCTGTAGCAACCGGAGCAGATCAGATGTTAGGGATTGCCCTGGGCTCCAATCCATCATCCAATGGAGTGTTGATCCGAGGCTTCTTTGATGCCACAAGTTATTTATCAAACTTCTCTGCTGGAAAGGCCGTATACATTAGCACAACTGGCGGCAGTATGGACACGACAGCACCAAGTGGCGGAGGAGACTTCGTAAGAATAGTGGGGTATTGTACAACCACAGCAAACGTTATTTACTTTAACCCATCGACAACTTGGGTTGAGCTGTAATGCCAAATTTTGTTAAGATAAACGGTATAGCACTATCTAGCATTACAAAATTTGCTGGTATCGCTAAAGGTTCTTTACTTAAGATGGTTGGCCTCTCCAATCCCGATGCCGGCGGTGGAGGTGGTGGTGGCGAAGGCGAGGGCCTTGAAGAAAATCCAGATGGAACACGAGTTGGAAACGCATCTCTTTCAAGTGGAGTTTTAAGTCTTGACGGAAATGGAGATTACCTCAGAATTGCCGATGGCGATAGTTTAGATCCAGCTGGTGGAAATTTCTCTGTTCGCTTCTGGTTCAATGCTGCTTCATTTCCAAACAATGCAAACGACAATATAATAAACAAAATTGCTCCTTGGAAAGGTTGGGCGGTCACTCTATCTACCTCAACAAATATTGGAGGAACAAACCTTTCGGCTGGTGGTATCACTTTCTATACCAATCACCAGTCTTATGGTGCTGGTTCACACAAGGGAGTCGTTCCATCCGGAGGGGTATCCCTTAATACTTGGCATCACATCGCAGTGACAATAAATAGCAGCAACAGCCAATTCAAAATCTACTTTGACGGGTCGAACGAACTGACCTACACAACAACACTGCCCGGGTCTACTGCTGCTGAACTTTGGGTAGGAGCAGGAAGAATAAATTCCCGCTCTAATCCAGGTATGTATTTCCATGGCCAAATAGATCAATTGTTTATAACACAAGATACGCTATCAGATTCTGAAATATCAACCATATACAATGCTGGGAGATAAGGCGCTGTAAGTTTAAGAAGTTCTCTTTTTGGACTTTTATATATAAATACACTATTTAATGGAGAAAATGTTTTCTAGGAGATCAATCTATGTCTAACATGTTAGAGCAAGCAATTGCAGATGCGGCAGCATTGCGGGAACAGGCAATTAAAAATGCCGAACAATCTGTGATTGAAAAGTACTCACATCAAATTAAAGAAGCAGTAGAACAAATGCTTGAAGTAGATAACGACCCTATGTCGCAAGTTGATGAAGTCATCGCTGAAGCAGAAGAAGAGTTAAACGAAGAAGAAGCTCCATCTCCCGCACTAAATGGCGCAGAACAGGGTTCAACGATTGAAGCTCCGCCATCTTGGGATTCCCGATATGATAATATGATGACAAGTTTCTCTGCTCTTATTGACAACCTCCCGCAGGACGAAACAGGAATGATTGATCTTGACCTTGGTGATTTTGAAATGGATGCTGATGAACAAGGTGCTCTCAATGATGAACCAGCAGGGGATATACCTGAAGAGCCAGAAATGGACCTAGGAACACCCGAAGACGACACAAGCGGTGAAGACACCTCTGATGATCTTGGAGACCTTGACGACCTATTGTCAGAGCCTCTACAAGAAGTTGTAGAGAACGAAGAGATTGACATGGAAAATCTAGCTGAAACTATTGCTAAAATGCTAGAAGAGGAAATGACAATTGATCAAGACCCTTATCTTCCAACCGGAAATTTTGATGTTGGATCACCAGCAGCAAAAAGAAATCAAGAGAATGCTGAAGTATTGTCTGATCAAGATACCGAAGAAGAACAAGACTCAGAAGAAGATTCTGGAGAAGAACAGCTGGGTCGAAACACAGAATTACATGAGACAGTAGCAATTCTCACCAAGCAGAACCAACAAATGGAATCTGTTCTCACAAAACTTGAGAACTACTTGGAAGAATCATTATTGTCCAACGCGAAATTACTATACCAGAACCGTACTCTGGGTGATGCCTCCCTGAATGAGCGACAAAAGTCAAAAATTGTCGAAGCCATCGCAAATGCGGAGTCTACGAAAGAAGCAAAGCAGCTCTTCGAGACACTCAAGGCTACCGTGGGATCAAACTCTACAAAGAGCGGTCCAAAATCACTTAGCGAGTCAGTCAACAAGAGAAGTAATTTAAGCGCTATGCTTAGTTCTAGGCAAAACATTAACGAAAGCAAGACTGCCGATCCATTTTTGGAGAAGATGCAGAAACTTGCAGGCATAAAAAAATAATTTAAGGAGATTTAAAATGTCTATTTTAGAAAAACTCACAGAGGGTATCGTCAATCGCGATATGAAGCAAGAAGGTGCTGCTCTGTTAAACAAGTGGACCGCAACTGGTTTACTTGAAGGCCTTGAAGGGCAAAAAGCACAAAACATGGCTATTCTTTTAGAGAACCAAGCCAAGCAATTGTTGAAAGAAACCACTACTATGGGAACTAACGGATCCGTTGATGGATTCGCAGCTGTTGCTTTCCCAATCGTTCGTCGTGTATTCGCCGGACTTATCGCAAACGATCTTGTAAGTGTTCAACCGATGTCTTTACCATCTGGTTTGATCTTCTTCCTTGACTTCACATTCTCTGGTGAGATTGCTGGAAACGACGTGATGCCAAGATTTGGTAACGTTGAAAATCAATCAATCTACGGTACTGACAAAGTTGGTGCTGGAATCATTGATGGTGTTGACCTTATTGGTTCTCGCAAGGGTGATCTTTCTGGTCCTGGTCGTGCTGGTTCTACTGGTTATGCTTATGGTTCCGCTCAAGAAGGAAACACCATCATTGCAGCTAACACTGTAACTGATGCTGCTACTAAGTCAGCGTTTACTTTGGATGGCTCTGTATCAGCAGCTAATAAAAAATTGATTCAATTCGATCCAGATCTTTTGTCTGTTACAGACTCAAGTCTTTTTGTCGTAGTTCTTGATGTTGAAGAAGACAAACTTACGAATGCTGATTTTGACAACCTTTCTGCTTTCTCATTCTACGAGATTGCTAATGGTGCTGTTGGTGCTGGTAACGATATCGTCACTATGCTTGACGGTGTTACAGGTGTTACAAACATAGATGTTACAAAGTTGGGTCAAATTCGTCGTTTGACAACCTTAGCTTCTGCTTCTGAAGCTGCTACAACCCAAAAAGCTGTTCGCTTTGTTATTACTAGTGACGCTAGCGGTGGACCAGCTTTGGCTGCTAACACCACAAACGCTGCTCTTGGTGCAATGGCTGCTGGTACTGAGGCTGTTCCAAAGCTTCAATTCCCAGCTAAAGATACAGCGGTTTCTTCTGCTACTTCTGCTGGTGCAATCGTTGATTACACTCTGTTGCTTGAGAACAATGTTAACATTCCAGAGATCGACATCAAGGTAGATTCTACAGCAATCACAGCACAAACCAAAAAGTTGAAAGCAAAGTGGACTCCTGAATTAGGACAAGACTTGAACGCTTATCACAACTTGGATGCTGAAGTTGAATTGACCTCTATCCTTTCTGAGCAAATTGCTTTAGAAATTGATCGTGAGATCTTGGCTGATCTTGTAAACGGCGCAACCGCTGCTACATTCTATTGGTCACGTTCACCTGGATTGTTCTTGAATCGTTCAACTGGTGCTGAAATTGGCGCATCTTCTGCTGCTCCTGATTTCACCGGTACCGTTAGCGAATGGTATGAGACTTTGATCGAAACTATCAATGATGTTTCTGCTCAAATTCACAGAAAGACCCTTCGTGGTGGAGCAACACACATTGTTTGTTCTCCTGAAGTTGCAAACGTCTTGGAATTCACTTCTGGATTCCGTGCTAACGTTACTGCTGACGCAGACCGTGGCGACATCGGTGCTGTTAAAGCTGGTTCTTTGAACCGTAAGTTTGACGTTATCGTTGATCCTTACTTCCCACGTAATGTGGTATTGGTTGGTCGTATCGGATCTTCTTTCTTAGAAAGCGGATATGTGTACGCACCATATGTGCCACTACAAGTCACTCCTACCATCTTTGGTGTGGAAGACTTCGTACCACGTAAAGGCGTAATGACTCGTTACGCTAAGAAAATGGTTCGTCCAGATATGTACGGATTGGTTATCGTTCGTGGTCTACTTGGTGAAGAATATACACCGTAAACATGATTAGTTAATTATTATATTAATTCATTCAGCCTCAAGATCGAAAGATCTTGAGGTTTTTTGTTTAGTTACGAACTAATTAACGTGACTTGTAATGTTCTCCTTGGGGCGGGGCGGCTGCCCCTAGAAAGATTTATACCGAGGCCGCTGGTATACTTCATTGAATAAAGCAGGTTATTGCAATAACATAATAAATAAGGAGAAAAATTATGTCTAGAAGAATAGGAAGAAGAAGATTATTTTCATTGAACCTTCAAGGTCAATCCGCAGTGGATACATCTGGACCAGGAGCTGTTAATGCCATCGGAAGTCAAACTCAAACTCGTGACGCATCTTTAATCACAACAGATTTCCAAATTGATTTTGGAAACGCAGCTGCTCCAATGTCATCATCAGCCACAGTAGGTACTGGTACTGGTGCTGTAGAAGTGATTGGTTCTGGTTTACCTTCACAAGGAGCACAAATACTTCAATTGAGCAATACAACCCACGGGTTTATTACGAATATTGAACTAATTTGTGTTGAAGCTCCAACAACCGGTGAAGATAACATTGGTGTTTGGAGAGGAGATAATGTTAGTGGTTCTGCAACACCGATGAACAGTGGTAATGGTACTCAAATGATCGCAGCTGCAAATCAAGTGAAAGGGCTCGTGGGAGCTTTTGAACCAGATACTGATTTGGGCGGAAAATATGTCTATTTAGTTTCATCTGGATCAACTCATGGAATTTATGATGCAGGTAAATTTATCTTACGTGTATATGGATATCCTACATTTGATGACGTTTAATCGTTGATTAGATATTTTATCTTATGGCTTCTCTCTGTTGAGCGAGGCCATTTTTTTATTCAAAACACTAATTAAGGTATTCAATAGGAGATATTATGGGTATCAAAAGAAGATCAATGTTTAATCCAAAGTTCAAAGCCTCTCGACCAGACCGGTGGGAACTAGGAAGAAAAACGAAAGGCATTCCAACCGAAGCAGAACTTGAGGTCGAGAGACAAGCCGAGTTTATAGCAACCCAAGCCATCGAAGCAAAAAGACAGGCCCAAATTCAAGCTGCTCGAGAAATGGAAGCATTAAGATTAGCACAAGCACAGGCTGAAAAAGAAGCCGAGGAGAATAGACTTGCGGAAGAGAAAGCTCGCATTGAAGCTGCGGCAGAAACAAAACTTAAGGCAGAAACAGTTAAGAAAAAAAAGACCACAACTGCCAAGAAAAAAACCGCAACCACGCGAAAGAAAACCACTAGGGCTAAAAAAGTCACTAAAGGATAATATCCACCAAATCTTTCAACCGACCCCGACGCTACTTCGTCGGGGTTTTCTTTTTACTGAGACTAATTAAGGGGACGGAGGATTGTCTATGAGTTTCCCTGATTTAACACCCACATCAACTCAATCTGCTATTACGCTACCAATAACCGGAACGCTTACTGATGTTGTAGATTCTTTAGCAATTAAATTTTATACATCAGATGCTTTTGTTACCGGAGCTGTGGCACAGGTGGCCTATACTTTTAAAAGATTGGGCGGGGATATTCTTGATATTGAAATAAAGGCAGAGAATGTCTATAATCACTATGAAGAAGCTGTTCTGGAATATTCATACATACTTAACCTCCACCAAGCAAGAAACGCTTTAGGTAGCGCCCTCGGCGGTCCTACAGGGTCATTTGATCACAAAGGAACTGTGTCTGGTACAGATGACGTTGCCTTGAAATATCCTAAGTTTCAATTTGATTATGCATTTAGAGCCGCAGATAAATTCTCTGCAGAGTCTACCATCGGTGGTACCGAGCCCTACTATTCTGCTTCTTTCGACAGAGTAACGAAAAAGTCAGAATATGATCTACAGCAAATTGTCTCAGAGTCTCAAGCATCAAATGGTTGGGATGGTATGGGAAATAAAAGAGTTAAAATTCGTCAAGTTTATTACATATCTCCACGACAAATGTGGAGATTTTATGGATACTACGGGGGCTTAAATGTCGTTGGAGACATGCACAACTATGGACAATATTCTGATGACTCATCGTTTCAAGTAATTCCGGTATGGCAAAATAAACTTCAAGCGATTCAATATGAAGATCACTTGTATACGAGAACGTCTCACTTTTCATATGAGATCAACGATAACAAATTGAAGCTTTATCCAACACCAACAGATGTATCTCCAGAAAAATTCTGGTTTAGGTTTTCAATTGTTGATAACAATGCCTATGCTACGGGCTCCTATGATTCTGGTGTGAATGGCGTCAACAACATGAATACTATGCCGATGGAAAATATTGCTTTTGATAAAATAAATTCAATAGGGCAGCAATGGATTCGCCGTTTTTCCCTTGCTCTTTCAAAAGAAACTCTAGGTCAAGTTCGTGGTAAGTTTGGAGGCCAAGTACCAATTCCCGGCGATAGTGTAACTCTTAATGCCTCAGACTTATTGTCCCAAGCGCAATCGGAGCAACAGTCGCTACGAGAAGAACTTAACAAGCAACTTGATGAGATGCTATACTCTAGAATAGCTGAAGTAGACAAGGCAATGACTGATAATATGGATTCTATCGTTGGAAAAACTCCATTAAAGATCTTTGTGGGGTAAGGAATGAAGTTGTTGATGGAAAATTGGAAGCAATTTCTAAAAGAGAGCCAAATTGATGTTCTCAAGGATTTTAAGAACTTTAATA